CAGCTCACTAGTCTCCAGATAATCGCAAAGGATTCCAACCCTAAGCGAACGAAGAAAAACTTCGGAACGGAGAGAAAACTCCGTCCTATCAGGTTTCTTCCCTTCTAAAAGGGATTCCAATCTGTATTGGGCAACAAAAACTCTGATCAAAAGATCGGTTCTGCTGATACCTTTCAAACCTTTCGGTCTAATCAAAACCATGTAGTTTTGGACAGCATTTTCGTACTGCTCAACAGCTACACGGAAATGAATGTAGAAAGGATGTTCCATAGGCTTAATAAACCCTCCAAGTCCACCTTGTTCATTGAACATGGGGATTTGACGAGGAAAATATAATAACTCGCGATACCTTTCGGCATCGAGGAGATTAAGTCTACTTGCTTCGGTCTCGAAGATACACTTCTCTAGCAGAGAAGAAGTACCTAGGTTATTCAAATAATCGCTCAGACCGTAAAACTTAGTTACAATTTCAGAAAGTTCTGAAGTGCAACCCGGAATGAGCTGCGCTTTTATTAGTAGCAGCGCACCCAAGCAATGTGCTTCAGGGACAAACAAATCAGGTTTCAAGAACGCATTAATAACATTTAATGGTGTCTTGTGGTGGAATTTAGGTAAGTTCCAACCAACGATAGCAGTGTTCATCATCGAAACTAAAGAGTCTGGTCCAGTCTTAATTGACATTTGGATTGGACCCACCGGCAGAGGAGTGATCTCATCACCTTGAAGAATTACTTTCTTGGTGAATTCAGCTCTGAAAACAGAGTTTGTGGATTCTACAGTTTTTGTAGAATTGATTTCTACTCCTAAGACTCGGACGACAAAGTCTCTATACTGGTTTGCAAGTCGGTAATCAAAAATAATTACGTCATCGCCTAACAGCATATATCTTCTGTCTATCTCTAGTTCGTCACACAGCATACTTAATACTGCATGATGGGATAAGGAAAATGTAGCAAAGGACGAGTAAAGACCCATCGGTTGCCCCACTTTGTAACGATATTGCATATTGTTAAAAGTAACAGGCAATTGAACCAGCACATTCCAGTGCCAGGCCACCTGCTCTCCATACAAATTTCGTAATAAGCGATATTGCAACTCTCTAGGCCACCTATCGGTAGCTGCTGAGAGGTCAAAGCAATACGCCTTATATCCCTGTTGACGGTAGTGTGCTATCTTCGCACTGACTTGATTCTGTCTGTAAGTAAAATCTTCAGGTAGTTGTTTTAGGAGAGACATTTCGGAGTCGTGCAGCTTTCTTAAGGCTGTTTGAATCCAATAGTTCGCCATGACAACGACCCTTGTCTTACCGCCTCTGTCGGAAAGGAAGCCAAATTCGGCAACCTTTGGAACAAAGTTCTCAGGCAAGTTTACAACTTGTCTGCCTAATAGAGACGCTGATACCCAATTAGGGTAAAAGAAACGGACAGACTCACGTAACCCGGAGTACTCATCGGCCATTAAAACCTTCGCATCCAAATGCGAGGTTAGGTAATTGGGATAACCCCATACACCGGCCGAAGATATCATTGGAGGTTCCATAGATGGTTCCCCCAAATCAATATCACCGAGACGAGCAGCAAATTTCGGAAGATAGTTTCCGAAACGAAACCCCCCAGATATGTCCTTGCCCTCACTATCCGCTAGAATTGTTTCCAATTCCTTGGATGGTGAAGTCCTTACAACACGGTAAAGGTTAACGAGAGTTAACCCGATACCCTTACAGTGAGGTTGGGACAGATTAAGAAGTCGACCTAAATATTTATATCGTTTAGGCCAACCGCTAGAATCTAGCTTGGTCCATAACGGGTATACATGGCTCACTTCCAGCCCGAGGGCTTTCCGTTTCGCCTGATTAGCGAGTTGCTTGTAGTAACTACAAGCAAGAGTAATTCCGTTACATTTTACGAGGCCTAAGAAGCCTCTAGTAACTTCCCTACTTGCTTTCCACAGCAGACCATTGTCCACGCGGAAAGATTTGAATAAAGATAGTACTCGTTTCATCTGTTTCAAGAACATTTGAATTTGTAGTACGTCTTTCTTCATAACGCATAATGATTATCATATAATTGTTATGTTTCCTCTTCGCGTATGCTCCGAGGAATGACGGCGCTTACTCCTTAATGAAGGATGCACACCTATCAATTGGTCTTTGGACGAACCGAGCCCACCAATAAGACTCGGGGTCCTCCG